TGAATTACGAAATTAAGTTTGGAATCGAAGCAACTACAAAGAGCGGAATTTTAAAGAAGATTAAAGAAATTCAACAGTCCAGTGATGATGAAGTTCAACAGTCCAGTGATGATTTTGTTGATGAGATTGAAATGATACTTAATATGCTTCCGGAGTTTTTGCTGGTAGGGCTGCAAAAAAGACATAAGGACGAGTTTGGATACGATTACAACACAAATAAAGGCAAGGAAGAGGCAACAGCAAAGGTATATGAATTGATTGATGAGTATACCGATCAGGAAGATTCAAGCATTAGGGAGCTTTTTGAAGAACTGATAAAAGAGGTGATGCAGAATGGTTTTTTCAAGAAGGAAGTTCTGCAGATGAAAGCGGAGAAAGAAGCGAAAGAGCAAAAAACAGAGTAATAGATCCAATTGATTATTACGATGAAAAGCTGCTTCCGTATTTTTTGTGCATTACGCAACAATACGGCTTTACTGCTGAAAAAATAGGCGATATGTGTCCGTGCGAGTTAAAACCATATGAACTTGCTTACAAGCTGCATCAACAGCAAGTCGATATGCAAAACCACATGCTTGGCAGGTATGTGAGAATGTCTATTTTATCAACACTGGGTAACAGCCAGTGGTTCAAAGGTAAGCATACACCGCCGTTCGAATATCCAGATATGCCTTTCTTGCAGCAGGAAGCGAAGAAAAGCAAAAACGGCAATGCGGAGTCAAATGAGGAAATCGCAGTGTACGAGATGAAGCAAAGAATCAGGCAGCTTGAAAAGCAAGGCTTGCCAGAGAGCCCGATCTAAGGGAGGAGGGATAAAATGAGTGAGGTAAATATTGATTCAATACGGATTGAAGCTAAAACAAATATCAAAGAAGCTATATCTGATATTGAAGCGTTGAAACAATCCCTAACCGGATTGGGCGACAACAAAAGCGGAATTGACCGCTACTCAACATCTGTAAATGGATTAACGCAAAGACTAACGAAGCTGACAGGGATAACCAACAAGACAGGAATTGCAGCAGTTGAGAAATCTGTAAGAGAACTGGCAGAAGCATCTATTAAGCTTAACAACCTACAACTTAACGAAAAGAAGGGTTCAATTTTTTCCGAGGACACATGGAAAAGGGCCATGGATAACGTAGAAAGTGCGATGGAAAATGTAAAAAATACCATCGCACAGAACGTTAAGGAGATTAGACAGCTAGACGGTGTTGAAAAGGCCTTTGATAACTATATCAAAAAAGCTCGAAACATAAAGATCCCGATTGGCGTAAAGAACGATTTAAATACAGACAGGGAATTTGCAAACTTGCGAAGTGTACTTGGCAAGAATTTTTCCACAACAAATAGTGGTACAGATTTTGTAGCGTTCATAGATGATATGAACAAATCAATAAATACCACATTTGATACTACAAAAAACGCAACAGATCTGTTCAAGGACGTAGTAGAACGTTTAAGAGATATACGCAAGGAAGCTGTGATGACATCACAAGATGTCATTAAAAACGGCTTGATTCCAGTACAGGAAATTGAATCCGAACTATCAAAGTTTGCCGCAAAAGACATACCTAACCTCAGTGAGAAGTATGGGCTTACAGAAAACGATGTTTATGGTGGCAAAAAACTATCAGAAAACAATGAAACAGAAAGTGTAAAAGAAGTCGCAAGCGCAATCGGGCAGAAGACCAGAGCATTTGAAAAAGAGCAACAGACTGTAACCGATGTTGTGAACAGTGAAATGAAAGACCTTATCAATCTAAGGTCAACCATCGAATCTGTTACGAATGCTGTAGGAGACGGAAAAGGTCTGGCAGGAGCATTCAAAGGGCTTAAAGAACTTGGCTTGGGCGAATTGGCTTCTTTGAAAAATATTGATTTCTCTGGAATTGCAAAGCTGAACAGGGAAAATTTAAAATCAATAATCGGAAAAGAACATACTGGACTATCAGATGCAGAAAAGAACATCATTCAAAATGCAGCGAATAAAGCCACTGCGCCAGAGAGCGTGCCGTGGTTAGAAGACTATAAAAATCTGATACAGCAAGCAAGGGAAGAAAGTCAAAAGTTTTTAGGTGAATTTTACGTTCCTGAGAGTGTCGAAGAGCTTCAAACTGAATTTGTGGGAATCTCAAAAGAGATAGTACGTTTGAAAGAAAACATGCAAGAAGCATTGAGAACTCTTGATACTGATGGTGTATCACAGATGGTTAATGACTTGTCGCAAGCGATAGCTTATGCGAATGATTTATCAACTATTGCAGCTCAAAAAGGTATAATGCTTAGACAGCCAAAAAGTGAATGGCAAGAGTATCCACCAAGCAGTTTTCCAGAAGAACTTCGTGGCAACGGCTTATCAAACGCAATGAGTCAAACTGCGAGGGAAACAAGCAACGCTTCAAACCAGCTAAGACAATACAATGAAGATGTATCAAAAGTAATCAGAACAGAACAGACATTTAAAGATGCCTTGGCTGCTGCTGCGCAAGAACCACCAATATTTAGAGACATGCCAGAGGATATCAACAGGCTGAACCGAAATATGCAGAAATTGCCAATTAGCCTATCCCAGTTAAAATCAGATATAAGTGATTTGGCAGGCATCATGGGTGGATTTGCAGGAAAGGCGATATCTGTAGCTGGTGCAATTGGCAAAATAGGATCTTTTGCAACAAAAGTAAATAAGCAGATATTGTCATTTACAAAAAGCTTTGCAAAGTTGTCATGGGAGTTTTTGAATTTTGGTTCAAGCAAAAACGCATTATCTGGGTTAAAGAGTCCGTTCAGCCAGTCCTCAGCTAGTCTTGGGGATTTTAACAAAAAATTAAAGCATGGAATCACAACTGTGTTGCGCTACGGTTTTGGAATCAGATCTTTGTATGTGCTGTTTAACAAGCTACGTTCAGGAATCAAGGATGGAATCAACAATCTTGTTATGTTTAGCGACAGGGCGAATAAGAGTTTGTCGTTATTGACATCTGACATGTCATATGTTGGAAATAGCGTAGCTGCGGCATTTGAGCCAATACTGAATATTGTTGCACCAATTATCGACCAAATTGTTGATTATGCAGTTGCAGGAATCAATGCTGTAGGTGCTTTCATAGCATCAATAACAGGGCAAACATCATATACGGTGGCTGTAAAAAACATCAAAGACTATCGTGATAGTTTAAATGGCACAGCATCTGCAGGAGATGCAGCAAGTGACGCAACTGATAAGTTAAAAGACAAGACTGATGAGTTAAAGCGTGAGTTAATGGGATTTGACGAAATTGAGAAGTTCTCAGAAGATCTCGATAACGCAGCTAACAGCGGTTCAGGAAGTGGAAGCGGAAGTGGTTCTGGAAACGGCTCAGGAACGGAAGATCCTATACTTTTTACAAAAAAGGATATACCAGGAGCGGTATCTAACTTTGCAGATCTTGTAAAGGACGCTTGGGCGAAATCCGATTTTACTGACATCGGTAAAATAGTTGGAACGAAACTCCGTGACGCACTTGATTCCATTGACTGGGAGCCAATCAAGGAGCAGGCAAACAAAATTGCCAAAGTCACAGGAACATTTATAAATGGCTTCTTTGAGACGGAAGGTCTTGATAAGAGCGTTGGAAGAACACTTGGAGAAGCGGTCAACACAGCCATAGGTGCAATCAATACCTTTATTGACACAACTCACTGGGCATCACTTGGCGAATTTATGTCAAGCGGACTCAGAAGCGCGATAGCTACTATTGATTGGGATGGCCTTGGAAAGACTCTGAATGCCAAATACAAGGCTTTGTGGAACTTCCTTGATGGATTTGTAGTAGATATGTCTAAAATCAATTTTAGCGGCACTACAGGGTGGCAGGAAGCAGGTAATGCACTTGCAAATACAATCAATAGCATTTTTGCAGATAGAGACTATACAAAAACTGGACAAACTATTGCAGCTGGAATCAATGGAATCACATCTGCGCTAACAACAGGAATAGAAGGAATTGATTTTAATTCAATATCCAAAAATTTTTCAAACGGAATCAACAGCGTATTTTACAAGACAGATTGGCAAGCAATCGGCACAATGCTATCCGACGGAATGAATACAGCAACTTCATCCTTACTTACGTTTTCAGTAACGGTTGATTGGAAAAGAATAGGCTCAGAACTGGCAAATTCCGCAAATACTTTTTTGGCTAAGACTGATTTTAGCCAAGCAGGAAAAGCGCTAGGCCAGGCATTTAAAGGTGCACTATCCGCAATTAACGAGTTTGCAGCAACATTTAATTGGAGATCTCTTGGAGTTGATATAAACAACTTCATTAAGGGCATCAACTGGGGCGAAATCTTAAAAACAAGTGCAAATATAGTTGCCAACACGTTTTTTGGATTATTTGAGGCAGCATGGGGGCTTATATTTGGGGGAAATGACACAAAGTATACCGCTATAGCTGATAACCTTAACAAAGCCATTTCAAAGCTGAATGTTGAGTGGCCAAAGTTTAAACAAGATGAGCTTAGTAATTTTGATTCGGCAATGGATTCACTGGACAAATTTTGGGAAATAAATGAGAAATTTAAAAAGAATGGAAGTTTATCAGCGCAGGACGAGTCCTTGTTCAAGTTCTACTACGAACAAATCTCAAAGTACGCACCAGATATTGCTAAGGAAATTGGAAGCATACAGACGGCTTATCAAGGAACAAAAGATACACTTGAAAAACTTATTGAAACGCAGAAAAACGCAGCTATTCAAAAGGGATTTTCAAGTGCGTTAGAGGATGCTTCTAAGATTTACGGCGATGCCGTAGTTGCTCTCGAGCAATTAAAAACCAAATTTATAGATGATTCCATCTCATGGAAGGCTGATATATTAAATGGACTTTTATCAAGAGTGGATGTATACGGTGGAACAATCGAGACCTGGGAAAAAACTTTTGATAAGTTTTTACAAAAAGTGAGAGATGGTTCCATTGACTTTCAGAATCTTACAAAAGACGAGGAAGCACTTTGGCAAGTCATGCGAGAAATGAATCCTCAATTTGGAACAATGGAAGAAGACATGGAATCATTAAATGGAACTGTCGAGACATCTGGAGAGACTGTAGATAAATTGCAAGTGGCTATGGGACGCTATAGAGATAATACTTCATCTGCAACAACCAATACAGAAAGCTTAATTCAAAAGCTTAAAGGGATTAAGTTGACTGGAGTTTGGAAATCACTTGCAGATGAGCTAAGAGATACACTGGATAGCGTAACTGAATCTTTAAAATCTGATAAATTAACACTAGGAATCAGCAATACCTTAACCGACATGTTCGATAAGGAATTTAAAGTAAATTTAAAGGCAGGATCGCTTGATACCAGTGAGCTTACCCAAAAAGACAAGACAATCCAAGGTGCATCAGCAAATGTTGTGAGTGCTAAAAACGCGCTTCCAGACTATGCAAAAAAACTTGATTTGGTAGCAAATTTGACAAGCAAACAAGATTCAATTGCCGATAGAGTGATCAGTGGACTGACAGGTTGGATGACAGATTTCCAAAATAGAGTTCCAGAGAACAATCGTTGGTTTAGCGGACTGACAGGTTGGATGACAGATTTCCAAAATAGAGTTCCAGAGAACAATCGTTGGTTCAGTGGATTAACAGGTTGGATGACAGACTTCCAAAATAGAGTTCCAGAGAACAATCGTTGGTTCAGTGGACTGACAGGTTGGATGACAGACTTCCAAAATAGAGTTCCAGAGAACAATCGTTGGTTTAGCGGACTGACAGGTTGGGTAACGTCATTGGGAGACTCAATTCCAATATCCGGAAAATGGTTCAGTGGAATCCTGGGATATGTAACAGCATTAGGAGATTCAATCCCTACATCTGGAAAATGGTTCAGTGGAATTTTAGGATATGTTAATCAGGTTCAGAAACAATCTGGAGTATCGCTAATTCTTTCAGGGATAACAGCATTTATTTCAAGCATAGTTTCAGGTACTAAAAAATCCACAGGCGGAGCCTTTTATGGTGGAAGATGGCATGATATACCACAGTTTAGCAGTGGAGGAGTTATTACAAAAGACTTCATGTCAAGCTTTAGCGCCATCCCACGATATGCAGGTGGTACTGTAAATGCAGGCTCAATGTTTATTGCAGGAGAAGCCGGACCAGAGCTTGTTGGACATGTAGGTGGCAGGACAGAGGTCTTAAACCAGTCACAACTTGCAAGTGTAATGCAGAGCGCCGTAGCGAGTGGAATGGAAGCAGTTATGGCACGTTACGGTGGAAATGGTGGAGGAAATGGAAATGTGACAGTTAATGTTGTTCTTCAGGGCGATGCAAAGAAGATCTTTGAGGTTGTCAAAAAGGAAAACAACAGCAGAGTCATACAGACAGGCAAGGCGCAACTTTTAACGTAAAGGAGGGAAACAATGCAATGGATGGCCCAGTAAAAACCGTAATCATAAGTGGATTGAAGCTAAAAGTTAAAGACCTGACGGTAACAGATAACATCATCTGGAGCCGCAATACAGGGCGAGTTGCGTCTGGTGATATGGAGGGTGACATCATAGCAAAGAAAATTAAGTTAAATATTGTGCTAGCACCTTTGGATGATAAAGAAGCAGTAGCTTTTGCTGCTGCAATAGAACCACCATTTTTTCCGATCACTTTCCGAAATCCGAAGTCTGGGAAAACAGAAACACTCAAATTTAATGTTGGAACACCGACATATCCAGTCTATTCGTATGCTGATGGACTGCCTAGATATGTTGGTGTTGCTGCAAATTTTATTGAAAAATGAGGTATCAAAATGAAGATGTCAAATAGAACACTGGTAAAGACAATCAATGGACTTTTATCATTTAAAAACAATGGTGTAAGGAAGCCAATTAAGGTGATTTACGCAATCAACCGCAATATTGAAACACTGGATAAGGCTGCAATTCCTTTCCAAGAATCAAGAAATGAATTGATTGAAAAGTACTGCGATAAAAAGAAAAATGGTGACATTGTGCCCAAAAAGGGAATGGAGCAAAACCTAGAATCAGAGTTGGGCGAGTTACTGGACGGAATTGAAGTTGACGTAGACATTTACAAGATTCCAATTAGTGTGGTTGAGAATATAGAAGCATCAGAGCTTGAATTTGAAGCAATTAACATGATGCTAGAGAAGAACGAGGTGGAAAAAGCATGACATATGATTATATGGTGAAACAAGATGGACAGTTTTATAAACCTGGTCAAGATGTGCCAGATATAGGTACATTAGTGTGTACGTCTGCGCAAGGGAATATACGTAGTTATGAGGGACTTGCAAAAGATGTAGGCAAGCTTCCTATGTATGTTGCGACAGGCAGCTCTTTTCTGGCAAGTGATACTGGCGATTATTATAAATTTGAAGAGTCAACGCAGCTTTGGAACAAAATATAAATAGGAGGCGACAATGAAACCAGAGGATGTGCTTGGAATTGTAATCCAAAAGTTAAGAGATGGTGGCGTTACTGATGAACAGATCAGTAACGCAGTAGAGAAATATTATAATCGGCATCCATTAGAGACTGACAAGACATTAAGCGTTTCTGGTGGAGTTGCGGATGCAAAGGCGGTCGGAGATGAACTTGCTGGAAAAGTATCTGGTATAGGAATTGAACTGTTTTACAACGAAGAAAAGCAATGTTTAGCTGTAAAGGTAGAGGGGTAAGGTGATGATATGGGACTTTGGACTGAATATAAAAAGAAAACAAAAGTAGAGTCATCAGACACCTTCCTTGTCTACGATATGCAGGATGGTGTACGACAAATCACGGGGGACAATGTTAGGATGTCATTCCGTGATTTTCCTGATATCACGCTAGAAAAGCCAGATGTACCAGCTGAATCCAAAGCAGTTGGAGATAGACTAACAAAGATTGAATTAAAAAACAGCGAACAAGACACAACGTTAAAAACAAAGGCCGGCGGAAGTGGAATTGAGTTTTTTTACAATGCGGCTAAAGGCTGTTTAGCCGTAAAAGTCACAACTGAGCAAGGAGATTAATTGCATGGCAGAGACAAAAATATTAAATTTGGCAAGTTTCGAAGATGTCGAAACGTTGAAACAAACAACAAAATCGCAGGGCGAGGAAATAAGTCAGGTAAAGCAGGATTTAGGTAACTTTGAGAATCAAGGAATCCGTTCTTATAATACTGATTTTGTTTCTGCTGCTTTTCAATTTATTAATCCTGATAATTTTTCAAATGGTTATTATTATACAGAATCGGATTTAGTATCAAATGATGATTATTCTGCATATCCTCCATTAAAACTACGCATAGGAAAATATTATTGTTATGGAGATGTAGATAATTTCTGCTTTTTTAATGATGGGAATGCAGAAAGACGAAAAATTCCATCTTATAAAGGATATCTGCAAAAAACTGATCATTTTTTTGAATTAAATGTCGAAAAAGAAATAGTAGTATATCTTACCAGATATAAAACGTCTCCGATTATTATAGCAACAGAATCTATCGGAAGCGATAGTCAAAAATTACCGTCTTATGGGTATTTTGGTAAAAAAAAAATATTTGATTTTTCTATAGATGATATGGAAAATGATATAAAAACCCTAAAAGATAATACAATCGTTTTTGATTATCAATTTTTAAATTATGATGAAAAGACATCAAGTAGTGCATATTGGAGCGATTTGGATACTCATGATGTTGGATCTGAATATAGTTCCTATTTACCAGTTTCAATTCCTAAGGGAACATATTTTGTGCATAAAATATCTCCTAATTTTACTTTTATAAAAAACAGTGAATATACAAAACCATTAACAGAATATTCGGGCTTTTCAGGTAACGCAGATGATGGATTTATTGCTTTAGATTCTGATTGCGTAGTATATGCTACTTCATATAATTCAACCGATGCAAACAAAGCGTATATTTCCACATGTGAAATTAAAGAATATCATTATGGGAAATTTAATGAGCGTGAGTTAGACTTAAAATTAGTTGAGAATATTTCTAAAATTTATTACGTTGGTAAAAATAGAGAGTTCACAAAAATAAAAGATGCAGTTTCAGAAGCCATTAAAAGCAAAAATAGCATCATATATTTAGATGCAGAAACGTTTGATTTAGTACAGGAATTTGGAATTGATTACTTGAATAATTATAAAGACAATGAGATGATAGGAATATTTTTGTCTAATGGGGTACATATTATTGGTTCTAGCGGATCTAAAATTGTATTCGACTACAATGGGACTAATACAAATATACATAATAAATTCGCACCTTTTAATGCAGGAGAAAATGGATTTATTTTAGAAAATGTAACGATAGAGTCAAAAAATTGTAGATATTCTGTACATGATGAAAGAGGGCATAGCGCAGATAGCTATTGCAATAAATATTTACGTTGTACTATGATTCACGATTCATCTAACTGTTCTTGGGGTGCTCATCAAGTGATAGGTGGTGGACTTGGACAATTTGGAGACATCTTAATCGAAGATGGCTACTATAAATCTGTTGGATGTGCCGACAATATATCTTATCACAATACTACTCTTACGGGTTCAAGCACAGCAAAATCAAAAGTTGTAATCCGGGGGGCTTACATAGATGGAACTACATTATGTGCCAATTACGGTACATCGGAAGAAATTTCTCAAATGTTTGTCTGTGGATGCTCACTAGGAGCACAACCAAAACTTGAAAGAGTGATAACTGAGGAAAGAGCAGACAACATGGAAGTCATTGCATGGGGAAATACTATAAGAAATTAGGTGTTTCAATACCCTCATTTGCTTATCTTTTGACTCATTCTGTGTAATTTAATTAAAATAAGGAGTACCGTGGGCAAAATGCCTGCGGTATTTTTTGTATACAAAAAATCCTTGGAGGAGGGAAATGCTATGTATCAGGTATCAGAAGCATTAGATAAAGTTATATCAGGCAGCGGAAGAACGTTCTACGCAAGGCTAAACGGAATATCAGATGGAATCCAAGAGATAGTGCAAACAAATTTTTCAACTCCTGATAGCTATTTTTATGTGGGTGGAGCTACAGCTTCCAAAATAGAAGTATCTATGTTTACAAAGTCGCAAGATTTTGTAAAAGGTGCGGAAGTAAGACTTGAAATCGGAGCAACAGCTGATGGCACTATAGAATGGATACCAATGGGGTATTTTACAATAAAAGAGCAAAAAAAAGACCGAAATCTGCTTACTTTTACAGCATATGACAGGCTAGAGTCAAAGCTAGCTAAAGCATATAAAAGCAAAATCACAAACTATCCAGTAGAAAGTAAAGAATTTTTAACTGATATAAGCGAACAGACAGGTGTTGAGTTTGACACAAGCAAATTATCTGATAACCTGATGATAGATAAAATATTGACGGTTAACGACCAGTCGGGAGAAAAAACATACAAAGAGCCGTTTGACGGTTTTACGATGCAACAGGTGGTTGGATACATCGCACAACTCCATGGTACATTTGCTATATGCGATAGAAACGGGAAAGTAACGTTTAGATGGTATAAAGCGTTAACAAATGACTATCCAGGAAAGATAGGCGATACAGCAGGTGACTATTTAAAAGACCAGAACCTATCGTTCATTTATAATACAATTGAATTTTTAAAAGAATCACACACGTATCTGATTAAGACCAATAGATATTTTGATGATCTACTACAATCAGAAACGATGTGCCAAATTTCAGGCATCAGCTGTGATACAGAAAACAATCATTATGAATCAGGAACAAATATAAATACAAATTTAAGCAATCCAGTAATGACACAGGAATGGCTCGATAAAATCCTTGAAAAAATAAAGGATACGAGGTATTATCCAGTGTCATTTTCGTTTATGGGAGATCCGAGACTTGACGTAGGTGATGTCGTTACAATAGTTGATGCTAAAAATAATCTTATAGATGTTCCAGTGATGCAGCACACCATTATATTTGATGGTGGCTTGCTGTCGGAAGTGGCATCCTATGGTTTTGAAGAAAAAGAGGTGAAAAGTCCATCTGAAATAGCGTTGCAACGAGTTAAAGATGATATTCTTAGCCTTCAGGAAATTACGGCAAAAAAAGCCACATTTAACCAATTAAATGCTGTAGATGCAAAGATCACGAACTTGCAGGCAAGCACAATCACGGTAAATGATGCAAATATATTATTTGCCAGACTTGATAAAGCAAATATTCAGCAGGGTTGGATAACAAGTGTAATGATTGGTGATGCGCAAATTACCAATGCGAAAATTCAGGATATGTCTGCTGATAAAATAACAGCAGGCGTTATAGATGCCTCAGAGGTCTCTATCATCAATTTAGATGCTACCAGTATCACCACAGGCACTATTACTGGACTAGATGCATTTTTTAATAAGACCTTTAAGGTAATTAGTCCAACGTCAGATACAGAGGAATTTATAATTAGCGCAACGCCAGAAAGTGTTATGATCGGTACAAGAATGAAATCTGGTGAACTATATCTGCGAAAAGCAATGATAAGCATTGGTGATGAAGATATGGCTATAACAACAAAAGGCTATTTACGTTTAACTGGTTCACAACACCTAAGCCTTACATCAGCGAATGATATAGTGTTATTTCCTGGTGTGTCAAATGATGATAAAAATGTATACATCAACGATGGCTCAACCAATAACGCAATATTGCATGTTGGAAACTTTGAAAATTTAATAACAACAGTTGAAAATTCCAGAAACTCAAAAAAATTGAGCGGAATGGAAATAGTTGATTCCTCAAAGAATATTTCGAACGCAATTCCGTGGATTGACCAGACTGGTGTGATGGAGATTGGAAAATATTTGGATTTTCACGAGTGGAACGCAGATAATACTGATTTTAGCGCTAGGTTGGAAGTTTTTGAAAAATCGTTAAGAATAACCGCAGGGATAACTACTGCGCTAGACCTTAATGGAGTTGGGAATGCATCATATATAAAATTTAGTGGAAGTGGAACAACGCTGGGATGGATTGGCTTAAACAGGAAAGATGGATCACTGATGTTGTACGACAGCAGTGAAAAAGAATATCGCATATTAGACGAGACATCTATATCGTTTGGAACAGCAGAGCCGATTAGCAATGGAAGAAAAGGCGATATCTATGTTCAGACATCTGATAGTGGAAATGGATGGAAAAAAGCTGTTGCAATTTATTATTATTCCAACTGAAATGATAGGGAACACCCTATCATTTCAAATTATTAAGATAAGAATCTTTTCTCTCACAAACAGATTGCTTTGCTTGCTGTATTGATTCTTCTAAATGTTTTAAGTCAGGCTCTATAAAAGCGTCTTTAACCTCGCCGCGTGCCTGCCGAATTAGAAAATTGTCGAGATATGCTTGAGCTGACGTTATACGGTCAGCAAGCGGCAATTTGTTCAATGCTGTAAGCATATCAAGCTGTGCGTGCCAATCAGAGCCAGTATCGCAAAAGACATTGTAATACAGACGTTTCAGATACGCAGCATCTTCATGCTTTAAGTATTCCTGCAGAGCGGACAGTGTCTCACTATCTTTTTTAGGGCGATAAATACGCTCGTATTTGTTAGGATCATAGATAGCCATAAGACATTTTTCTACATCGACACCACATCTGTCAAACCACTCTAGCAGCGCTGGGAAGTCTGGTGCACCAAGACCATTCTCCCAATTTTTAATCGTCCCTACACTCTTTCCGAGTGCTTTTGCCAAATCCATTTGCGACAATCCTGCGCTTTTGCGCGAATAAATAATGACTTTTACAAGCCGTTCAGTATCAGCTACTCGATTTCTCATGTCAAAAACCACCCTTCATATTCGTTCAAAATGTCATTTTTACAATAAATTGTACTTTAGCAAAAACAAAAAGTATAATTTATTGGCTACATCAAACAAAAGGTAAAGTCAAAGTTTTCTGGCACTTAAAAGTTTGGAAAATAGCCAAAAAACTTTGACCGAAAAAAATGTGAACAAAGTCAATACAATTGTAGTCACCAGTGCTATTATCTATACCATAGCAGAAAAGAGAAAGGAGGCTACTAATGATGACAGTTTACAACTGCAAAGTAACAGAGCCAATGGTTAATTTTGCCATTATTCATGGTAAATTACTAGACAATTTTACAACATTAGACTGCTTGGAGAGTGATTTTTGTTCAAACACCATCGAGACAAGCCGCCTGAGTGGAGTAAAGGATGAAATACCAATCGCTGTTGCAAAGGATAGAATCGGAGCTTTAAAGCGTCAGGATGAAGTGACAGTGATTGGAGAATGGCGAAGCAAGAATTATTATACCAGTGACGGCAAGAGACATGTACAGCAGTACTTTCTGGTTCGTGAAATCAAAGCAGAAAGTGGGGAACATAGGAACCAAATTGCATTGACTGGGTATTTATGCAGCAAACCGATATATCGCACAACACCATTAAAAAAGGAGTTATGTGAGCTTATAGTTGCTGTAAATCGTTCATATGGCAAGAGCGATTATTTGCATTGTATTGCTTGGAATCAGCTTGCTCGAAAGGCATCAAATTTAAAGGTTGGGGACAAAATTAGACTGTCTGGAAGAATCCAGAGCAGAACTTATATCAAAAGAGAACATGAAACAGAAATGGTTAAAGCTGCATACGAAATTTCTGTGGATGCATTTGCAAAGGAAAGGTGATTATATGTGTGATGTGGTTAGACGTTTTTTAGATAGTATTGCAGAGCTAAAAGGCAACGAATATGTAAAAAGAGCGATTACGTATATGTCCACGTTCATTCCAGAAGGAAAACGTAACGAAATGGAATTGCTTGATTTTTTGTATCAGCTAACAGATAGAGACGATGTAAAGAAATATCGCTGTGAGTTGATCGCGCAGGCAATGACGAGAGAATAGAAGAAGAAGAAAGAGAGGGCAATGAATGGCAGAAAGCAGAAGCGAAAAGGATATTGATGCGGATGTTGAAGAAGCAATGAAGAAGTACTACAAGAAAAAAATCAGAGAGATCTTGAGGAATGAGGAAAGACTAAGCACAATTAGAATTGTTTATTATATCTTGACAAAATAAAAAGAGGGCATCCAGTAATGGGTGTCCTCTTAATGTTTTACTGGGCTGAAACAATTTTATCATTCTGCTCTAAGATATCAGACGCATCTTTCCATGCATAGTTAATTTGAATCGTACTTGGAGTAGCAGCATCTTTACCGTAATCACAAGAATGGATTGATAAGATGCAGGTTTTTGTTTCCCAAACAGTAAAATGACCATCATAGAGATTAAATATAAACGAATCACCTTTAGTCGAGAAAGAATCTTCGTCATAATCCTGTGAAGGTTCGCCATAAGTAGCTGTTAATTGCTCTTTTAAATCATTTGCCATTGGGCTAACATCATTTGTATTAAATTCGTATGTAACACCGTACAGCATAGCATTTGCCACATTATAGTCAATTACACCGTCTGCTGAAGGGCAAACAAAATACGCATATACAGAAGATGTTGTATATCCAAAGGCTGGCTGCTGATAGTTTGAAGCGAAAGCACTTGCCATAAAACCAGTCGAATCATAGTCAACACCAGTAATTCCACCATAGATAATATCATCAACTGAATAGACAGGAAGCGCCTGATCTATAGATGCTTGGAGGTTAAGTTCTGGTGTTAAGCTCTGCACACTCGCAAAATTTGTTCCCCAAGGGATATCCTTGAACAGGATATCACCGTCTGGGAGTTCTGCCTCGGTTTCTGCCTCAGAACTCTCTTCCTCATCACCCTCAAGCAATTCATTATATAGTTTAAGAAGATCGTTGTAGTCTTTGAGCAATTCATTATACTTTGCTTCATAATCAATAGTTTCTGCTTCTGTCTCCACTTCGCTTTCTGCAAATACTGGCACTGCTTGCAATGCCATACAACTACACAGTACAGCTACAAATCTCTTTTTCATGTCCTTTTCTTCCTTTCTTTTTGTGCTTGTGTTGCACTATGTAAATAGTATAAACAGGTTTTGACAAAATAGCAACTAGAAATTCACCTTGCATGTAAAACAAATGGGTATCCGCATTACGGATACCCACTGTCTGGTTAATTAGTTTTGTTTGTTGTTGGTGTCTGGAGGAAAGATGATGTCTTTTCCTGCGAGAAGAGTATCAAGCACTTGTTCCAATTTCTCCCAGTCTGAATCCTTCATTTGCGCAAGATAAAGGATTAAACGTTTTTTGAAATTTTCGTCACCTGCTATTGCAAGCGTGCTAAGAAATGATTCAATCTCTTCTGATGGTGTAATGTCCTTAAACATATTGCCTTCTCCAGTAAGGAGCCAAGTTTCATTGACAGCATATTCCTTGCAAATGTTTGTGATAACAGGATTTGAAGGAACAATTCTTCCACTTTCATATTGAGCTATCGTATTACGCGCAACACCAATTTTAGAGCCAAATTCCTCTTGCGTCATTCCAAGCTCCTGCCTTAATAATTTAAATCTTGTTTTCATTGCATTTTTCGCCTCCTTTCACTTTGCATTGTACCACATAACAATAAAGAAGTCAAATAAAAAAGTCTGTAAAACAACAAAAAATATAACAAAAACAACAAAAAAAGTCTTGACAATGTAATGTTAAAGACGTATACTGTTCTCAGAAACAACAAAAAGCACATTGAAAACTAAACAGAAAGGAGTCGAAACATGGAACTCTTGAGAATTAACTACGAGTCAGAGCAGCCGACTGTATCGGCAAGAGAACTACATGAGGGATTGGGTATCAATACAAAGTTTTCTACATGGTTTCCACGTATGTGTGAATATGGTTTTGAGCCAGAAAGAGATTTCAAAAAGTGGTACCCCAAATTTGGTGGGGGGGCT